TCTGTGATATCCACATTTACGGGTGGCGCATTCTCCACTATCTCAAGTTCGTACCTATTCTGTACGACTTTAGATGGCGTTACAATAACTATTCGGCACACTTTTGTTGTCAAAATATTTTGAGGCGGAACTACTACCGGTTTACATAGTAAAGAATACATTTATATATCCGAATAAAATGTTTTCCACCCCTTCAACATGATGTCGCTTTCTTCGCACCATGGATATACCTCTTCACCAACAAAATTTATCGCCCGAATACCATTATCTAGACACTCGTCGCAAATTGCTTTATTGTCATCGATAATCATACCCAAGTTTAAAGCTCTACATATATCGACTTTCTTCACTTCGTGGGGTGTATAACTATTTGTGAGTATCACATCGTTAAAGATTCCTGGAAAATACGTTTCTATCCAAGTTTCTGTTTGTTCTCTAGCCACGTCTTGACGTCCAGTGACGACATACATTTTTTGACTTCTTTGACGAAGCCACTTCATGGCGTTTTGTGATCCCGTTATTGGTTTGAGATTACGAAATGCTGGAGAGTTGTAAAACTCTTTGACAAACTCCTGCGACTCTTCTTCTGTTATATCGAAAATTTCACGGTAGATGTAGTTGTATTTTTCTTTCTTTGGTTTTCCGAGTCTTCTAGATCTAGCCATGGGATACAAAAAATGAACGAGAACTTCGTCTACATCAATTGCGATACGAGCCATTTATGTATTACAATATTATTCATAGTCTCTAATTACCACACCAACGGGGAATCTCGGTACACCCAAATCAGTTAAGTTTTGAAACCTCACGGTGAGCATTTTACCCATGCACTTCTTCCTGTCCCTGTATTGCCGTTCTCTCTGTTTGATCGTGCCTTCTGGTCTTACAGTAAATTCCCGACCATCCGTCAATTTACATACCCAAACGACGGCATCGGCGTCCCTCCCATGCCCCGTCTTGGCTCCTACAATTTCGTATTCCTCTGTTTGAAATTTCTTGAATTTGAGGAGGTAGTTGCTCCTCTTACCAACTTCGTAGGTACTGGATGCATCCCTAATCATGATACCCTCGTAGCCCTGATCCACAAAGTGGTTGTGCCACTTTTCCACATCTGACTTCTTCTTGAGGAGTTTGGTCTCGACACTGACACAGTCCATCCTCTCCTCAAAGGTGAGTTCGGGGCGTTCCAAGTCAAAGTAATCAAAGATGTAGAAATTCAACTTTGTTGGATTGGTCTTGAACATGCTCGTGATTTCCTCAAACGTCATGATGGGTGAATAGCATTCTCCATCTAAGAACTCTCCCTCCCTCAGTCCATCACTGAGATGATCGAGACCCTCAACACGCTTACCAGTTCGGGAAAAGCAACCGTCTTTGGAAACGAGGAGGCGGACCCCATCCAATTTGGGTTGAACGTAGAAGGGGGTGGAGATATACTTGTGGCGTTCCTCCCACTTGTTGGCCAACATGGGCATCACTTGAACACCCTTGATGTGCTCATTGTTCCACATGGTCTGAGCACGGGCACACGCCTTTTCGTAACCAGTCTTGACGTTGGTTCTGGAAACTGCAACCTTTTCAGTTCCAACCATACCGGTGCTCTTTACGATGTCAGCGGTTCCATCTCCCAGGTCCTCAACGTGAATGTCGGTGAATCTCTCGCGACCGTTTTTGTCTTTTCTGATAAGTCGTTCCATTGTAGTCATATTTAATTTCTCAACTTTAATTAGATGTCTGAAATACCAGTTGTAAATTATGGTAGAATGGAACGACTTAGGCCTCCAGAATTCACATCTGTCCCTATGAATGTGAATACATTTTGTATCGTTTTTATAGTTTTATGTATTTTAGGTCTATATAATCGTTCTGTGACTATTAGTCAACGCAATCAACAATCTTATATTTGAGACACTTACTTGGGGTGAGGTACAGATCCTTCCTCATGAGACGCTTAAATTTCTTTTCAGGGATTTCAGTCTTGGAGAGATACATCTTCTTGATTCTCTTCATGAACTTTTCAGACGACTTGAGTTCGTGTTTGAGTTCTTGGAAGTTACCCCAGAATTCCGTGGAAATTTGGTGAATGAGGATATAGGCGTCCTTACCCATTCGTTTCTCCGAACCACCAAGTAAGACAAAAGTTGCCGCACTACAGCACGATCCCTGTGCGATAGTGATGATCTTTACACGGGAACTTTCTAAAATATTCATGATGTTGAATCCCGAAAAGATGTCACCACCTTCACTCATGATGTGGACACGGATCTCTGGTTCATATCCGATAAGTTCAGCCTTTTTTTTGAGAAGTTCTATTTCAAGTTTCTTGAAGTTCTCAACGAATTCTAAAGTATTGTCTCGGTCGATAGTTCCGTAAAAGAAAATCTCATTCCCCACAACTCGAACACACTCTTCGGCTTCAGTTTCTGTTTCATCTTCGTTCGTATGCATTCTTCAGTGCCTTCTTTATTCTTGTAACGTCTCTAGATTTTAAGCCATTTCCAACTGCGAGGTGATTCATGACATCGAAATCTTGTGGACTGATTTTATAATTAAGGAGGGTCTCCAAGTTTCCTTTCTCGGCGTACAACTTTAATAAACACAATTCATCAACTCCCAAACCACCCATCGATTTTTTATAAATTTCATTGACCTTTTGTTTTCTCATCTTGTAGTTTCCGTGTTTGGTCCAACAACTTCCCGGTCTAATCTTTTCCCTTTTAAGGGGTTCACCCAAAGAATGTTTGGGTATTGTTAAGGCGTGGAGAACGAAGTATGGCATGAGGTTCCAGTTTCCGGATGAGTAAATGTAAGTATCGAAATAATCTGCATTTGAAAATGAGTGAGATGCTGTCACTACATCTACGTTACTAGAATCTAGATAGTTTTCTTGAAATATATCCCACATGTGACCATGTTCACTTATACTGTCATATATTTGAATCGGTTTGGGATCACATAATATATCAGTTATGAATTCTTTGGGTGTTTGAAATACATCCATTTCGTCGTAGCCTTCCAGGTATGTGAAAAAATTTCGAATATTTCCCTGCGATCTCACAGCTGCGTCGTAAGCTTTGGTGTTTGATTCATCTGTCAATTTCATCAAAATTTCGGGTTTATGTTTTGGAATAAACACAGTCTCGAAGTTTGGAAACATACACATATTTGTTGTCGTTACGATGAGACATCCACGTGTTACCGGTACACCATCAGAAACTTGTTCTATGATTGGTTTAAATATTGGGTCATAATTATCAATGTATGCATGTTGGGAGGTAGTCTTTATAAACGACAGAACATGTGTTTTACATTTTAGATGTTCAGTTTGTAATTCTATATGACGGGTGTCTCGTAAAACTTCTTTAAGAATATAGGTTTTACCAACACCCGATGCTCCACATATGAACACATTTTTACCGTTATTAATGTGCTTACGTACCAGGTCTATATATTTTTGATGAATCGTTGTTAAAGGTGTGTTATTTTTTTGTGATACTACCTTAATGAAAGACTCCATTGATGAACTTACTAATGAAGCAATAGATTTGGTGCTTGAAAATAGCGCACTTCATAAACGTATCGTAGAACCTTTAAAAAGAAAAATTGTACCATATGTTGTATGTAGTTTAATGACCAATTTGATCATGATTATTATTCTGTTCTACCTTGCTCGACGTCTGTCTCTTCTTCAGCCCCCCCCTCGGTAGATTCTTCATCTTCATCTTCATCTTCATCTTCATCTAAAGAGGGTCCGAAAAATCCAGCGGGTGGGGGTTCATCCTTTTTCGATAAGAATTTACCTATCTTCTCGAGAGGGGTCCCGGCAGTCATTGCCTCAATAGGATCTATCGTCCTCGGTAAAGTGAGTAGTGGAATTGAACGCACGTTGAGAATCTCCGGTTTGGTAAATACACTGTCTAGGGGATATTCATCTTCAAACTGCTTCAAGACAGACTTGGGCACCGAGGGTGACTGCTCTAACAAACGATCATATTCCGTCTTACATTCACCAACGAAATCTAAACCCTCTTTGCTACGCTCTCCCCTGTCTAGGGCTAACATAAGACGGATGTTCCTAGAAAGCATACCGAAAGCTAACGCAGCTGTTCTATGGTTTTCCATGAGTTCATTAATTTTGAGGAATTGGGATATAGTCGCTATGAGCCCCGCTGTTAGGTTTAAACCACCAATTATAGAGGGAGCAAACGACTGCACGTTCTCTGGAAAGGTACCCTGGGCGAAATTCGCGGTTCCAGTTATAGTAGAAAGTATAATAACTGGTAAAGTGAACCGAATACTGGAACGTCGGTAAATGAAAAATGCGCGATGATGCATATACCTGTAACACGCAGAGGCCTCACCCCACTGTTTGAGTATATTTTCGTGACCATCTGTCCATGACAGACGCATCTCTTCACGGGAAATCTTTTTTTCTTCCGTCATTATATAATAGATGAATATAATTTTCCTGATTCATCTAATTTTTTTAATCGGTATATTAGTTATTCCATTTACAAATAATAAAAGATATCTCCACTTTTATTCAATTCTCATACCATTTCTATTTTATCATTGGTCGGTGAATGATGATACATGTGCAATGACACAGGCAGAAATGTACTTTACGGGGAAGGATAAAGATGAAACATTTATGCACAGATTGGTGAGTCCGATATACAAGATGGAAGAGAATGATGTCAATAAATGTACAAAAACACTGTTTTTTGTTCTATGGGGAATCGTACAATATAGATTGGGGTATTTAAATATAATATTTGAAGATTTCAAACAATTAAAGAAACGCAGTTAGTATAATATACTATGGAAAGTAAAATCTACAACGAGATATCCAGACTCGTGAGGATGCGTGAACTTTGTCACGAAACCTATCTAGTAAATTTGGAAGATGTTCAAGAAAAAATTGAAAAGGTTGATAACCAAATTAAACAGACTGAGTCTACTGTAAAGATTGAAATACTAGAAAGGCAGCGAACCCTTTACAATAAAGAGATTAGAAAACTCGACAATTCGATGGAGAAAACCACCGATACATTAAACCAAAAAATTAACATACTTCAAGTTGAGCTAAATAATATACAGAAGGAAAGGGAATCATTTGAATACAACATTGAAAAAATCAGAAATGGTATAGAAAATGAAAATACTGGTGATGTTTTCATCATGTTTTCCAACGTCCTCAACGCACTAGAAATTCTCAAGAAGGAGAGAAACGAAAACGATCAAAAAAGTGAACACTCGTCTTAAAATTGTAATACATAAGCATACAGTACGCGTCCG